AGTTGTACGTCGTTCCCTGTGTTATCCGCCTCATCGATGATGATGACTTTGTGTTTAGAAGATCCCGTAAGTGAGACGGTCGAAGCGAAGTTCTTTGCTTGGTTCCGTACAGTATCCAGGAAACGCCCTTCGTCGGATCCGTTGATGACATAATAGTCTGCCCCCAATTCATTACATAATGCTTTTGCGATTGTAGTTTTACCAATACCAGGAGGTCCGGCAAGAAGGAGATTTGGAATCTCACCTTTCTCCACAAACTCCTTAAAGGTTTTTTTAGTTTCATCGGGAAGAATACAGTCCTCAATCACTTGAGGACGATACTTTTCCACGTAAAGAAATTCACTTGTCATAATTTAAATCCAATCAGGTTTTCGTTCTGGCATACGAAGATAATTAGATGCAACCCAAGGTTTGGATGCGATATACATCTTGTAAGCAGTAAAAGTGTCAATGCTTGTGTCAAATTTATATTCATCTGGCATCGCACGGGCAAATGGACTCACATCAGTAATCTTCCCCTTGGGAAAAAGATAATAAGCATCCACAAGAGTCTTGTAGCAAGAATGTACCTTATTATACCTCAAAGTGTACTCGTCGCACAAGTTAAGACCATGCTTAATCAACCAATAAGCATTGTGGATGCTTTCAGTTGCCCACTTGGTACAAGGATGATTGCGGAATGCACCCTTTTCAGTTTTGTAAGGGGTGTTATCCGTTTTGTACAAAGATCCGTACCCATGTCCCCATTTATCAGATGCCACAATAGAAAGCATTTGGCAGCACTCTAGAGGCATCTTAACAACGTGTTTGTCGGGAAGACAAAGAGCACTTTCAGCAGGCCAAGGAGAAGTTACAAAGATGTTCATTTTAAATTAGTGTTAATCAAAACTCTCCTTTTATATTTTGAAGGAGAATATCCAGTATGAAAATATAACCCATCAAATATAAGCAATCTATTCTCTTTTGGTAGTATTTTCTTTTTTACAGTCAATTTTTCTGGATACGGATTACCATCATATTTTTCATTGTATATAACAGTTTCTGCATCAGAATCAGTTAAATAAAAAATAGAAGTTACATGAGGATAATCTAGATCAGTATGGGGTGCGTGCATCACTTTAAATGGAGAAAAAGTTGTCATATCAAATCTAGATCTTATCAATTCGCTACAACCAGTTTCCTCCAAAAGATTTCCATAAAATCCAGTCAATAGTAAATAATATTCTGGATCTGTAATATTATCCATCATCATTATTACATGATTAAATCCAAACTTTGATAGTTTTAGATTTTCATCATTTTCTTCAACATATTCATAATCCGTAATGTCTGGTTTATAGTACCAAGAAAAATCATAAGAAGGATTTTCTATTCTATCTTTTATTTCTGAGAAATACGGTTTAGATAAAAAATCATCTATTATTTTTATCATTTTAATGATATTTAATTGAATGTAGAATCAGGTTCCAGAGCAATATAATACTTCAAATTGTACTTGGAATTCGTGAACTGTGACAAAAGTTTAGAAGAAACCACAACGTCATAGGCACCTGGGATGATCTTGATATTTTCAACTCGGAAGTTGAATGTAAACTCGTCTTCAGTTTCACCCACAATAATTGCGTATTCGTTAGAAGTATCGTTCTTTTTATCACGAACCACAAGTTTAATAACACCGTTTTCACCAACAGCAGAGAGATCTGGAAGTTGATAAACTGCTGCTGCCTTGACGAGTTTTTCCAAAGAAGCACTGTCCAGTTGGAAACAAACATCCTTTGAAGGAAGTTGAATTTCCTTTTCTGGAGGAGAAATAATCACATTAGGATCGGCATAAAAATATTTGACCCTACGCTTGCCTTCTTTGATGCTCAAATACGATTGTTCAGTAAAATCAAGATCAGGATCTTGGTGAAGACTCAATCCATTCAGGAACTGATTAAGATCATAAACAGCAAAATCACGGGGAAACTCTTCAGTAATCTCTGCTTCTGCCAGGATGTTTTTGGCAACAGAAATAGTGCGAAGACGATTTCCTTCCTTCACAAGAATAGAATTGTTGATGCTGGCAAAATTCTTGAGAATAGTCAGAGTATTATCAGAAAGTTTCATAGTTTTGTTTTGTAGTTTCACTTGTTTTCAATAAGGTTCAGATGATTGATCAGAAGAATCGTGTAATGAAGAACCTTGAAAAGATCTGCACGAGGAGTTCCTTTGGTATCGTAACGATCAATATATTTGGTTACGTTACCTGCACAAAATCCTTCACGGCGGTTATGTTTGATTTTATCAAGAGTTTGTTCTTTTCCACCGCCAGTACGATCAACATAATGCTGGCGATAAGTACTTGCAATGTACTCTTCAAGTTGTTTCAGGATTTTATCTTCGTTGTACTTCCAGAAACCATTTTTATTAGTGTCTTCGTTCATTTTAATATTGTAAGAGTTCATTGTAAAAACATCAGGCGAAACATGAGGATTTCCCGTAAAACTAATTCCATCATAATCCCAATAGTCTTGCATTCCTCCAGGAAGATGAGTATTTCCGAAAGAAATTGTATCGGAAGAACTTGCTCCTCCTAGAAATGTGAAGTTGTTAGTTTTTGGAATTGAACTTTCGTAAGTGCTTTCAAAATTTTCAGAAGGCATAATTTTTCAAAAATAAAGAATAAAGGGAAGGCACATTTTTACCTTCCCCAATTATATCAAACAGAACGATATGTGTCAACGGATTCTTCAGAAGGCATTTTGAAGTCAGCATCAACCTTGTCATAAAGTTCAAGGAATGCTTGCTTGGTTTCGTCATCAAAACGATTGATGCAAACTTGAATTGCTTTTGCCTTGTCACCAAAGATGCTATAAGCACGAATGATATGAACCAGACGGCGGGTGCTGATGATTTCCTCAATACCACCATCGTAGAAGGTCTTGCGGATGATGTCTGCCCAGTCCACCAGGCGCTTGCAGAAATCACGATCTTCCACGCCAAGGTCCAGAGCGATGCCTTCCAGGATCTTCTGCTCGGTGCTAGGGGCGGGATAGGATTGCTCAAAGGTCACAGGAAAACGCTCCAGGAACGCTTCGTTGAGCACGTTGGTGCCGATAAAGCGCCCATCGTCAGAACCCTTGCCCTTGGTGTTAGCGGTGGCAAACACGTTGAATCCAGCAGCAGGTTTTACATACTGCCCAATCTTTTTAAGGAAAACACCCTTACCTTCCAGCACGGATTGTAGGCAGAGAATTTTGTTAGAAGCAAGGTCAATCTCATCCAGCAGCAGGATAGCACCACGCTGAAGTGCTTCTACAACAGGACCGTTGTGCCAAACAGTGGCGCCATCTACAAGGCGGAAACCACCGATCAGATCATCCTCATCAGTTTCAATCGTGATATTCACACGAATCATCTCACGCTTCAGTTGAGCACAAGCTTGCTCCACAGAGAACGTTTTACCATTACCCGAAAGACCCGTAATGAACGTAGGGTAAAAGATATTGGACTGAATAATTTTTTTGATATCGTTAAAATTACCAAACTTGACGAAGGTATCATCTTTGTCGGGAATGAGATTTTGTTCGGAGGTAGGAAGGACAGCAGGAGCACTATAAGAACGCTCAATTTCTTCAACACGTTCTTGAGTCACTTCCAGGTTCCAGCGTCCACGATCGGTTTTGTATTGAACAAGTTTGTTGGAAATAGTCTGATAGTTAAGATTGCGATAAGCGCAGAAACCTCGGAGATCACCAGAGGTGATTTCAGTTCCATACAGGTTCTTAAGAGATTCAATCAGTTGTGCGTCAGTCACGGAAGTTTTGCGGGGCATGATGAAATTGGGTGGTTCGTTTCAACAAAGTAATTATAGAAGCAAAAAGGGGGCAGCGTAGTGCCCCCTGTGCCAGTTCAAAAATTGGTCATCAATCCATGGTAAATTTTTTCTTTGCTGGTTTAGGTGAAGATACTGGTTTTTCAACCACAGTTTCTTCAACCTTTGCGGGTTCTGGTGCAGGTGCAGGTGCTGGTGCAGGTGCTGGTGCAGGTGCTGGTTCTTGGAACAAGTCTGTAAATCTACTCATTAGGATTAATAGAATTCTGTAAAATTATTTATTATGCAACAAGTTCCACAAACTCGCCAAGAATACGCTTATTCATTTTTTTAGTTTTAAGACTTTTCACAAATGCGTTTTTAATCTGTGATTTGGTAGCATCCTCAGCAACATCAAATGCAGCATCTTGTGAAAGAGCATTAGAAGAAAGACCGAAATAAGTATGATATCCAGACTTTTTGATAGAGAATGCCTTTTCCTTTCTCCATGAACCCATCACTTTATCGTACTCATCACCGTACCATCCACAATAACGGCGGATAAAAGAACCAGCATCACGAGATTCTAAAACACGAATACCAATAAAATTAATATTGATAAAGCAATCCCTCAAGTTGCGAAGAAGAACATCGGTAAACTCATGCCATTCACAATCAAAAGAATAGGTATTGCCTGTTTTACGATCCCGAAGGAAAGCATTTGGTCCAATATGTGCAGTTCCCATAAAAGGTTCGTTTTCCCAACGCCGTTGAATCTCACGATGATACTTAATTGGGCAAGCTTCTCCGTCAGTTAGAACAACACACTGAACCTTTTGAAGTTTGTTCTCTGTTTGGAATTTAGGTAGAATTTGATGAAGGGAAATGAGCGCCTCGTTTAGAGGAGTTCCAGAAAGACTCATTCCAACAGGAGCAGCATAACGAGAATAATTCCTACAGTTGAAAGAAATTGCAAGGCGGAAGATGTTCTTCATTTGATCCTCAAGTGTTTTACCATTTACTTTACTGGTAAGAAGATTCATCATAGAGAACCATTCTCCAACTTGAACAAGACCATCTTTTTTCTTATATGCA